ACTTATAGCACTAATTCGATGTAATCTAGAAGCCGCATCAGTAGTTTTGCTATAAGTTACATGATCACCGACTCTTAGTGACCCAAATGTTTTACCAGCACAAGTTAAAAGATTTGAACCATCAATACTCACTTCATCTGCTGGAGATAATTCTCTAATTGGTGTTGTTTTTAGGACTAAATCACCACTAAAATCAAATGCAAATCCTGCGAATGCGGATGAATCCTGATAGACTGACTTAATATCTTCTAGTCTATGTGCTGTAACTGTTTTAACACTTCTAGCAACTGTGGTAAGTCCATTTATTCTTAATTGCTCTCCAACAATAAATGTTCCTGATGTCCCTCTTAATGTTATAGTTGTACTGTTGCCACCTGCTGCATGAGCAAAACCAGAAGCACCGCTGCTTAAACCCTCAACGAAAGCTGTTAAAGGAAGTTCTGCGTTTGATACTGCTGTATTTAAAACTAAAGATGTGAATGTCTGAATATCATACAAATATAAATCAAATTTTGTGCTCGCTCCAGAATATGCAGCATCTGTATTTTCAAAAGCATAAACTTTTGCTACACCAATATCTGTTCCAGAAATACCTGTTGCATTCGCAGTTGTTTTTCTTTGATTGCATAAATTAATCGTATTACTGATATTAACTCCAAACTTTGGTGTTCCATTTACATTATTTAATTGAAATTTGTTTCCAAATTTAAATGGTACTGATGATAATTCTATTTCTTTTTTATCTCTTGGTTTTTCAACATCTAATACCGTAGTAACAGGTCGTTCGATATCATATCCCCTTACATATGCTTTTCCCGGAGATACCTTTAATGCAAATAAATCGTCACTTGGTGTTAAACCTTGATCAGTGATCTCTCCAGAGTTAAACACACCTTCATTTGATATTCCATCATTTAATGATTCTTTTACATCAAATTTAAAATTACCTACAGAATAGTTACCAGATTCTTCGTAAGTTCTTTTTGCAAAATAATCCTTGATTAAATTATATTGAGTCTTTGGTTGTACTTTTTTTAATTCACCATCATCAAGACGCATGATTTCAATAAAGTTTTTATCATTAAAATCAGTTAATCCTTTTTTTGATAAAGTTGTAGATATTTTCAGACGATCTGCACCGGGAGCCGCAAAGTTTGAGAATCCTCTTGCATTATCATAGAGAGACTCATCATCATTAGCAGTTACTAATCTTTCTTCTATAAACAATCCAACTCTGTAAGATGGTGTATTTGAATATGGATCTAAAACAATTTTATCAGCAGATACATTTACAAAATGTCCACGAATAAAGAATACACCCTGTGCTATTGATACCGCAGATCCAATCGCTGATGCATCAACTTCAACTAAAGTTGCAACAGTATCACCTGAATTAATTAAAGTATTTCCATATACAAGAGATTCTTGTATTAATAAATTTTCACCATCCTCTAAGAATTCAACAGTATTACTAGTGCCAGCATCAAGATATTTTACGAAAAATGTAAGATCTGTAATTCCTGTAGCATCATTTGGTAGAGAATAATCATCAATAAGTATTTTAATTCCAGTGCTTTGACCCTCTAAGATCTTGCCTTTTAATTGATCAACATATAATGATACTGGAATACCTAAGTGGTCTGAATTTAATCTTATTGAAAAATATTCATCATCGTAATTACTATTACCGGGGATCACCATTGATCCCTCTTTAAACATATGACTACCAAAAGATTCAATCTGATCCTGTAAGATAGATTGTAAAGTTGTTAATTCTCTTGCCTGAACAGGCTTACCCGGATTAAATAATACCTTGTAAAAGTTATTATCCTTTGAAAAATCGTCGTAATATGGATTTATATTTAAATTAGTTTTCTGTGGCATTTTTTAGAATTCCAGAATGATTTTAACATCTTCTTTTTGTCTAGAGTTTCTGGTAATAGTCGCTCTATTGTCAATGTAAATTACATCACCCGACCCTTTATTTATCTCAGGTGTAGCAAGACCATTTGTGAAAGTAACTCCTAGTCCCACATTCTTTGAACTTACTGTGGTAATACCAAGACTGAATGTGGTTTCAATTGATCCTTGGAATCCACTTGGCCCTGAAATTTGATTTGTTGATGATTCAAATGCAAGAACTTGTCCCTGAGTTGAGATACCAACATAATCTGTTTGATCAGTTGAGTTTCCAAAATATAAAGATCTATCTTGGATATATTTCATCACCTTTGTCTCTGCATCAAATGATGCTACATATCCAACTGCTTTCAGTCCACTACCCAGAGTTTGTGTAATTTTCTCACCTATTGAAGGTGTTACACCATTTGTTGATGTAAATTTAAATGCACTCAGTGATGAATAGGAATCTCCAAAGTAAATTGATGTGGTTCCTATTGATGTTGGGTTTTTAACTAACTCAACTTGTGCAAATTTACTTGTAAGTGGGAAGTCTTTATTATCACCACCAAATCTTGCGTAAACTAATACACGATCAGTTCCCAATTCTTCATAAACATTATGTCCATGACCTTTTGATGGAGGGATAATTGGTATAAGTTTTGCTTTTGTGGATGCGTTTGCATTTATTGAACCCAGATCAACTAAACCGTAAGTGTATCCTTTACCGCCAGATGAAACAATAGCATTGGTTATTTTACCGCTGATAACATCAATAACTACTTTACCACCTGTTCCATCTCCAAGAATGTTAAATTCTTGCCCTAATCCACCAGAGTATCCTTCTCCCTGATTATCAATGTAAACTTTTTTAATTTGATTATTGTTGACATCAGAATCACCATTTTCTCTTACAGATTGAATTGATGCATCATTAGTAGTAGTCCACTCATTTGGAACTGCTATGAAATCGGTTGAGTCAAATTTAATAATATCACTTGGAGAAACAGTAAATAAGTATTTCCAAATATATCCATCACCACTCTCACCAGCCTTCGATGGTTCTAAATCTGTGAATGTTGGAACATCTTGAGATGCATTACCTGTGGTGTTAATTCCTGAAGAACCATTATCAATACAAATATAAACATTAAAATTCTCATTCATCACATAGTATCTTGCATCATATAAACGAGATGACTGTGTGATTGGAGATGGTGAAGATACACTGTAATCATGACGATACATTTCATATCTAGTGCCCTGTGTCCAATTAACTCTACGAATCAATCGTCTCACATTCTTTCCAATGACTCTCTTTCCAAATAATGTAGTATCTCCAATATGATTGACATTATTAATATTATCTACGGGATTTGGAGTTGCTGTATCCCATGTGGATGTTCTACCAAAGCCAACGACTGTAGGGTTTGGCAAACTAACTGACACATAAAATGAACTTGATGGATCAGTGCCTCCTATCCCTGTAACTGTATCAACAAAGTTACTTGCATTTAATATTCTAAACTGATCTGTTACAACTGCTGGCATTTTATTGCTTTTTTCCTATATTTATACTAGTTTTCATCATGATAAGTTTTTACGAAGTGCACCAGTGTCACGAAGACCAAAAACTCTTCTTTGTAATGTTGGGAATGTTCCGATTCCTAGACCGGTTGTAAGACCCACTGTATGTCCGGTTACACCAATTGAAATTGGATTAGCTCTATTGAATGTTCCTGATAGGTTAGATAATCTACCCCATGAGAATCGACCATTGACTCCACTATTAATTCCAACAGTTACACCTAATCCAGTTGTATTTACACCGGAATGAACATTAACTAAAATTTCAGCAGTTGCTGCGTTTTTAGTTATTGATTGAATCATGTATATATTATCTGCAAAAGATGTTCCAATTCCAACTGTATCATTATTATTTCCACTGGTATTTAATGAAGTTACACCATTACCTACATGGGTATCAAATATGTATATTGGATATCCAGCAACTAAATCATTAAAGTTACCTGAGTCCTTTTTCAATCCAATCCTTAATCCACGAGTTGATACACCTACTGTTACGGTTTCAATCGCAGTGACAATACCTGAGAATCCTTGAACATTTTTAATATTCGTAATACTCTCTTTTATTGGACTTGGTGTTGGTGCTAATACTTCAGGAACATTTGTATTTGTATAACCGAATCCAACATTGTTCATAGTGACTGATGCAATGGATCCATTTGTGATGTTTCCAGTTGCAACTGCGAATGTTGAAACTCCAGCAACTGCAAATTGAGTTCCAGCCACCCCAACTGGTGCTGCAATCGAAATACTTGTTGTTGATCCAACATAACCACTACCACCATCTACAACAGTAATCCCTGTAACTTGTCCAGTATTTGAGACAGTTGCAGTCAAATTTGCTGCGGTTGCTTTCACATCATTCACAAGTAAAACACCAATATCATCTATTATAATATTTGTAATGCTAGGATTAGCAGCAGTTACATCCTCTTCATAATCAAAGAACTCTGCATTATCAACAAATATACTTGTACCAGATGCAGTGCCAGTTCCCAAATCTCCAATTAACCTTGCAGTTGGATAAATTAGAGGTTCAATTGAGTCTCTTGCTTTTGATATGATATTTCCACCAATGACTTTATCAATTTTTTGTTTAGTCCAGTTAAGTGGTTTGAAATTAACTTCATCAATACCTACACCAGTATAAATTTCAGTTTCAAATGTATCTGATGTTGTTATACCAACCACAGTCCTACTTGATTGTGTAAGAGTTCCAGCGATAGAATTATTACTTGTAATATCAACTACATCACCAGTTTTAACACTCTCAGTCACATTAACAATGGTAGTGTCAACTCCTGATGTTCCTTTATAGAAGAATACTGCGACATCATCATCTGCGTCAGGAGGTGAATTAAAGTTAAATGTTGTTCCACCTTCAAAATCATAATCAACACCGGGATGTTGAATAACACCATTTACAAATATCAATAATAGATTCTTCATGTCTATTAAAGATGAATCAGCACTGTTTCGATCTATCTCAAAACTTAGTAACTGTGAATTTAGTCTTATTGGAAAACGAGTGCGAATTCCATCTTGTAAACCTTTGATTGAATCAGTGTAATCAAACTCACCAAAATCCCATGATGCAAATTCATCTGTAAATATTTCATTTACTGTTAGTTCAAAGTCAGTTAAAACTGCACCACGAGCAGTGACTAATCCTACTGGTTTAACTTTATCTCCTTTCTTAAACCCAAAACCATTTCTAGCAATCTTAAATGACGATACTGTGAATAGTGTTGAACCTATACCTGTTGTTGGATTAGCACTTACATCTACAGTAACTTTTAATCCTTGACCTGTATCAGTGGTTGCACCAATACCAAGACGAGATATTCCAACAACATCAAGAGCCTCATAAGAGGGATCAGGAATCAATAGTCTTGGATTAGTATATGATACACCTGCACCAGCAACAGCAAACGCTAATGTTCCACCAGCACCCACTGTGGCAGTTATACTCGCACCAGTTCCTCCTCCACCACCTTGTCCTACAAAAATAGTGATTGTGTCTGTTGTAACCGATCTAATATCAGTTGCAACACCAACGATTGGATCTCCAGTTGAAGAACTTGGTGTGACACCAGATCTTGGGTATGGATGAATACTTGAGAAATTATCCTTAGAACATCTGAATACGATACCACCAGTATCAATACCAACATGATTACCAACTGATAATCCATGTCCCGGAATAGTAAGTTCTAAAAACCCAGTATGTGATGTATAAACTGCGTTTGTAGCGGTTCTAGAAGTTCCATTAAAGATGTTTGCTGCACCTGCTTGTGTTTTAATTGATCCTATGCCAGCACTTTCAAATATATGTTCATATGCTATATCTGTAATACCTATCGCTACTGTTCCTCTATAACCTGATCCATGAGAATCAGTTGCTCCTGCTCCAACACTTGTTATCTGACCATTATCATTTTTAACAACTGTGACTGCTGCACCTACTAATGGTGCAATACCTTGTCCACCAGTTGAACCTAATGAAACAATTACACCACCTCTAGGTAATTGATTTAAGTTGACATCATGTTGACTAACAATTTTTTCTCCACTTGCAGAAGAAATTCCAGTAAAGAATATATTTGTAGCAGTTGTTCCTATACCAACAAAATCATAATTATTTCCACTATTATTTGCTGTTGTTGGTTTCTGGAATATTCCATTTAATAAAACTATCGTGCTACCTGTTTGTATACCAGAGGTGTTCACACCACTCACAGTCATTCGATGTGTAGCACCAATACCAGTAAATCCATCAGATATATCATCAAATATTCTATTGTTAGAATAATCATTTCTTAAATATACTCTTCCATTAAATTCTGAACGAGGGAATTCTAAATTTGATTGATTTTTTGCAACATTATTTGTTCCTTTTGGTGCATCAGTAAAGAATATTTTACTATCAACTATATTAAATGAACCTGTGAACTTACGCACTGCATCACTATCGG